GCGCTGCGTCGCGCTCAGATGATCGAGCACCACCACCGGCACCACCGCCAGCCCAAGCTTCTGCGCAGCGGCAAGCCGTCCGTGACCGGCGACGATCACTCCGTCGCTACCGGCGAGGATCGGATTGGTGAATCCGAACTCGGCAATCGACGCGGCGATCTGCGCCACCTGATCGTCCGAGTGGGTACGCGCGTTGCGGGCATAGGGCAGCAGCTTGGCGGTCGGCCACTGCTCGATCTTGTCCGCAAACCAAGAGGCGGTCATTGCTCGGCCTCCGTGGTAGCCAGACGTTCATTGACCACCTCGTCAAAGGACTGGCCTGTTGCCAATAGCGTCACCGGCACGCCGGGGTGGTTCTGTTGGAAGCGCTTGATGGCGACATCCACGTACTCCGGCGCGATCTCCACGCTGCGACACACACGACCGGTGCGCTGCGCGGCCAACATCGTCGTGCCGCTGCCGCCAAAGGGCTCGAACACGACGTCGCCAGCATCCGAGTAGGCCTCGATCACGAATTCCGGCAGCGCCACCGGGAACACCGCCGGGTGGTCGATGTCCTGACCGATCTTGCCCTTGTGGCGCATCACGCGAATCACCGAGTCGGGAATCCGGGTGTCCTGTGTCGGCTGGCCCTTGTGCGTCCAGCCGCCGACCTCGCCGTCCTTACCACGCATGGCCGTGGACGACCCGTCTGCGCGCAGGTGCGACTCCTGGCCCGCGTGCTTGCAGGGCACGATCTTGTTGGGTTTGCGACTGGCGCGGTTGAAGTGAAAGACGAACTCGAAACTCGGGGCGAAGCGACCGGCCCAGTCTCCGGGCATCCCTGGCCCTTGATCCCAGACGTACCAAGCGAAACGCCGCCAGCCCTGGGAGCGCATCCAGCCAAGCCACGTATCCCAATACGGGATGACTTCGTTGTCTCGATGGATCAGCCCGAGGTTGACCAGCACCTGCCCGTCGTCGACCATTGGCACCTTGGCGAACACACCGCGCATCAGGCCATCCCAATCGGTGATGCCGCCGGAGGTGTAGTCGCGCTGGTTGCCGTAAGGCGGTGAGGTGAAGCACAGCCGGGCCGCATCGCCCTGCATCAGCGTGGCGACTGCTGTCGGGTCGGTGGCATCGCCACAGATCAGACGGTGGGAGCCGATGGCCCAGACATCGCCGGTGCGGGACACCGGCACCACTGGGCTATCCGGTACATCGTCGCCAGCGTCCGGCTCGTTGGCATCGGGCTCTTGGTCGGCGGCATCGGAGGCGACGTCGTCAGCGAGCAGGGCCTCGATCTCAGCATCCTCGAAACCGGTCAGTGCAAGGTCGTATCCGGCCTCGGACAGCTCGGCCATTTCCAGCGCCAGCATCTCCTCGTTCCAACCGGCGTCGAGCGCCAGCCGGTTATCGGAGATGACATAGGCACGCTTCTGGGTGGGTGAGAGGTGCGCCAGTTCGATGACCGGTACCTGATCCAGCCCGAGCTTGCGCGCGGCCGCCAAACGACCGTGGCCCGCGATGATCCCGTTGTCGCCGTCCACCAGCACCGGATTCGTCCAGCCGTACTCGACGATGCTGGCGGCGATCTTGGCCACTTGCTCGTCGGTGTGGGTACGTGGGTTGCGGGCGTAGGGGATCAGCGCCTCGAGCTTGCGGTACTCGACGTTGAGCGTGTTCAGAATCGTTTCCTCAAAAAGAAAACCCGCCGACGGAAAACCGTGGGCGGGCTCGTGATGGGTGCGGACTGGTGCGGGTGCAAACTGCAAACCCTGCAAACCTTGGTTTGCAGTCGGACGCTAGGCGAATGCCGCGCTCGCGCCCCCCGCATTGCGATTTGGGAAGGAAGGACCCCTTTTGCCTGGGCCTATTGCCAAGCGCTCGGCCTCAACCGTCACCACTGTCCAGAAGATAGCCGAAATACTACCCCCGACCGGGCTGTTTTGTTGCAGGGCTGCCGGGCCTCGAAACGGACAAGCAAGGCAAAGCAAGGACAAACGCGGCAAGCGTTACCCTAAATTGCCCACGTTTTTGGAAGGCATCCGCACGCCTTCGCTGTTGAGGTTCGCGGTCACGACCTCCATTGCCCGTTGCCAGCGCCGCCACGCTGTCGTGCGGTCGCAGGCAAAGCGGATCGTGATGTCCCTCCAGCCGTAGCGCTTGGCCCGCATCCACACAAGGTGGCGCTGCTCGACCTCGAGCCATTGCACCCAGCGCATCGTCTCCAGCATCCGGTCGATGGCCTCGGGGCTCGGTGGGAAGGGCCGGTACACCTTCTCGTCGGCAGCAAAGGCTTCCCACTCCTTACGAACGAAGGAGGGCCAGCAGTTGAAGTAGCCCTGCACACGCACAGGGGGCAGGCGTCGTCCGGTGGTGGCGGCCTCTTCGAAGCGTGCTGCCACGTCGTCAGTTGTCCACTCAGCCATGACGTGTCCCTCCTGGCCCGTACAGGCGTTCACCAATGCGTCGCACAATCTCGCGTTCGATGAAGTCCAGACGGTCATCGGACGCGTTGACCACCAGGATGTGCTGGTCACGCCAGCCACGTTCCTTGATGGCGTCCAGATCCGTGGCTTGTGGCTGCAGCCGACCAAGGGGGCAGCGGTATTGGGGTGTCGGAACCTTCACGTCACACCTCCTGCGTCTCGACTGCCCAATGCAGCAGGGCCAGCGCGTCGGCCTCGTTATCATCGACTGGGGTGTGACCATGCTCGCGGACGGCCGCGATCATCTCGTCCTTGCTCGCATTGCCTTTGCCAGTCGCGTGCTTCTTGATCGTGCCGACCGGAACGCCTTGATACGGGATGTTGTGATGCTCACACCACGCGGTCAGGTGTCCCATGAAGCCGCCGTAGGCGTGCGCCGCATCAACGCCCGCGTGTCGCCGAACTTCCTCGAAGAACACAGCGTTGATGTGATTGCTGACCGAGAGCAGTTCGTTGAGCCAGCGCTTGAATCGAAGGAAGCGCATTCCGCCACCCTCGAATCGCTGCGGCTTGAAGTGCTCCGTGCCGCTGGTGATGGTGCCGTCCAGGTGCTGCAGAGCCCACCCGGTGTGTGTGCCCAGATCAAGGGCCAGGATTGTCGTGTTCATCGTCTTTACTCCGTGTTGGGTGGGCGAGTGACGGATGCGACGGGTTGGCAGGACAACGTCCCTTACGTGCGCGCACGTGTGGCGCGTCAATCAGGAAACCCGTCAAATCCGTCACTCGCCCGGATTGGTCAGTCATCGCGGTAGGGGTAGGCGTTGCTGTACGGCTTGGGCCTGAGGGCGATGCCCGCGATGGCGCGAGCCCCTCCGGTCAGCCGACACTTCTCGAACTTGCGAGTCGCCATCAGCTCCGAGAAGCGCTTGACCGAGCCCACGTACTCGCCCGCGCGCTCGGCCCATTCGCGCCAGTCGGCGAACAGTTCGGAGACGCCTTCGCGGTGGGACTTGGCCAGCAGACAGCGTTCTTCGATCCACTGCCCGAGCGCATCCTCGGCCTCGAAATACTCCTCGGTCGCCGACACCACGCTGGCGGGCGGCTTCAAGCCCTGGCTTTGCCAGCGGCTGCAGCCCTCGACGGCCCACGCCAGAATCCCATCGCGTTCCTTGAGCAGCTTCTCGGTCAGCCTGCCGTCGCGGCGCTCGGGCGGGATCGTCACCGTGAACGGGATCAGGTGAAGTCGGCGCTTCATCGCCTCGTCGACATTGCGGATCGACGGCTTGTGATTGCCCGCGATCACCAACTTGAACTGCGGCAGGTACTCGAAGAAGTCCTGGCGCATGAAGCGTGCGGACACCTTGTCGCCACCGGTGATGGCCTTGACCTTGGACTCGTTCCAGCGCCGCCCTTGCTCGGTTTCGATGGATGACACGAATCGAGCCCCGCGCAGCCCGGCGAGATCGGTGGGGTGCCGGTCATTGCGCGCCTCCATGAACGTGTCCATCGGCGCGTTGGCCGCGTAGTCGCCCAGGATGGTGGTCAGCACGTTGACGAACACCGACTTGCCGTTCGCGCCCGTGCCGTACAAGAAGAACAGCGCGTGTTCGCTGGTGACGCCCGTCAGGCAGTAGCCAACCATCAACTGCAGGTAGGCCATCAAATCGGCGTCGCCACCGGTGACATCCGCGAGGAAGGCTCGCCACGTAGGGCAGGCGCTGTCCGGATTGCCCTGCGGCGTGGCCGTGGTCACCTTGGTCATTCGGTCGTCGCGTCGGTGCGGGCGCATCCGGCCCGTGCGCAGATCGACCACGCCACCGGGGGTGTTCAACGCCCAGACATCGGCGTCCCATTCCTCGGCGGTGGATGCGTGCTTCGGGTCAGAGCGCGCGATCTTTTCAACCGACGAAATCGTGGCCGAACTGGCCAGCTTGCCCTTGAGCCTCGGCGTGTCCGCTTTCAGCGAGGCGTTGCGGCAGATGCCCCTGGAAAGATGCGACACGTAGAGCACCTGATCGGGATTCCAGCGCACACCCGTCCAGACCAGCCACTTGCCCCACAGGGCACAGTAGCGCCAGTCTTCGCCATAGCGGCGAGTGAAAGCGCTGGACAGGCCATCCTCGGTCGTCCAATCAATGCCCGTCAGCAAGTCTGGCGAAGGCGCTTCCTCGACCGAGCGCATCACTGGCATCCGCTCGCCGACGGCCAGAAAGCCACCGACATCGAAGCCTTCGGGAATGGCATCTGCAGCGTCCCACCCCTCCGGCTTGTCGTCCGGTGGCATGAGGATGGCGACCGAGGTCGCGCCTGCCTGCAAGATCGCCTGCGACGCGCGGTCGGCGTAGTCCCATCCCGGCGCATCGCGGTCGGGCCAGATCAGCACCGTCTTGCCAGCCAGTGGCGACCAGTCGGTCTTGTCGACTGGGGCATTGGCACCGTGCATGGCCGTGGTGGCCACCACGCCGCTGGCGATCAAGGCCTGCGCGCACTTCTCGCCCTCGACCAGGACGACGTGGCTGGCCGCACCGATGCCCGGCTGGTTGAACAGCGGGCGCGGCTCAGGCGGGGCCATCTTGCGGCGCTTGGCGTCCCAGGGTCGGAATTCCTTCTTGCCTCCCGGTGGGTCATAGCGGTAGACGACGGCGATCAGCTTGCCACCGGCATCGAAGTAGTCCCACTTCGCCGTGGCCGGGCCGAGGTCGTCGACCGGCGCTTCCTTCTTCGCCTTGCGCACTGGCACCGACCGCGACCGCCCGAGCAGATCGGCAGCTTCATCCAGCACGCGAGGGAAATCGGTGTGGACGTTCGCACCGAGATAGGCCGCGATCAGGGCGAAGATGTCGCCGCCATCGCCGGTGGCACGATCCGTCCACAGACCGGCTTTCTCACCTTCGAGCACCACCTCGAGGCTGTCACCTGGACTGCCGAGCATGTCGCCGATCAGGAATTTTCCACGGCGCTTCTTGCCTGCCGGGAACATCGTGGTCAGCACCGACTCCAGACGCGCAAGCAAGTCGGCGCGAATCTCGTCTCGTTCAGATTCCCTGTTGTGCTCCGCAGGTTGGGTGGTGTCGTTGAAGTCGATCATTCGGCTCCCTCGACAGGTGCGTCCGCATCTTGGGAATCACGGCCCTGAACGGCGGTGGTACGCGTGGCCCACGCAGAGAGTTCGGACAGCCGGTAGCGCACCAGACCACCTATCAGGTAGTGCGGAATCCGGTACTTGGTGCGCATCGCGTGGTCGGCGAACCAGTAGTACGGCAGGCGCAACGCGGCGGCCGCCTGCTTGGCATCGATCATCGGCTCGATGCCGGTGGCCGGGGTGTTGTTGTCGGTCATGCTTGTGTTCTCCAGCAGCGGTCTTGCCACGCGCACATCCGGCACTCGAAGTGGGTCGGGTCATTGAAGGCACGCGGCAGGAGATCTCCCGCTTCGGTCGCCGTGATGACCTTCACCGCCCGATCCGACATTCGCTGGGCCAGGGCTGCGTCAAAGGGCACGGCCTCGGTGTAGATCTCCATCGTGTCGGCGTTGAGCGCCGTGAAGATCGCCGGGTGCTCGTGCAATTCGAGATAGGCTTGGTAGATCGCCACTTGCGCGGCGTAGACGGGCTTGGCCACGGCGAGCCGGTTCTTCTCCAGCTCGCGCCAGGACTTCATGCCGAGGCACTTGTTTTCCCAGAGCGCCGGGTAGGCAAAGCCCTCCGGGCCATCGACGATGACACCGTCGATGTGGCCCTGCAGACGGCCATCAGCCACGGAGAAGCCAAACTGCTCGCCATCGGCCCTGCGGGTACGCAAGTCGAAACCGGCGTCGCGCAGCCACGCGACCATGCAGTCCTCCATGACGTGGCCGCGCTCGAAGATGCGCAGCATCCGGCCCGGGGTGTCCCGGCCGTGATCGACGGGAGCCTTGGCGTACTCAAACTGCAGCGCACGCTCGCAGGCAGCGCCCAACCGCGAGGCACCAAGGTACTGGCGCTCGGACTTCTGGGCTCGCGCCCGCTGCATCCCGGCGTCGACCAGCGCAGTGATCTGGCCCGAGATGCTCGAAGTGGAGTTGAAGTCCATCATGGCTTCTTCCCCTTCGGTTCTTCCCAAGGCAGGTCGTCCTCCAGATCCGCGAACGGATTGGCTGAACTCGGAGTCATGGGATCGGGCGTCGGTGGCATGCCGCGCACGGGCGGGTACTTGCTCGCCTCGTGGTGCTCAACCATCGCCTCGGTGTAGCAAGTGACGATGGCGTCGATCACCTGCAGCGCCTCGACTTCGGAGTAGTTGCCCAGCGGCTTGGTAAAGCCGATCTCGCCTGCCGCCTCGCCAAAGGACTTGAGGCACTTGCGCATCGCGGCCAGCTCGATATCAGAGGGATCGATCATGGCGACCCCCTTGATGTCGCTGCGACCATCCTTGGCGCGCAGCCAGTTGCCGTACATCGCGTGGAACGCGGTCTGGCAGCGCTGCGAGCAGAACACCCAGTCGATGGGGTAGCGCCGAGGATCGCCGACACCGTGTCGGTTGTCGGTGTGACCGAATCCCCGGGCCTGTCGTTTGCAGACCCAGCATTTCACGCCCCCTCCTCAAAGTCTTCGGCCAGCAGCGCCAACTGCAGCGAGCCGCCAGCGAAGGCGGCTTCGCAGCGGCGGTCGAAGTCGCGGTAGCAGGTCGAGCTGCGCGCAATGGCGGTGACCGCGTGAATTTGCGTTTCCAGACGGGCGAGGCCCTGATCGGACAGCCACTGGTGGTGCTTCTGCGAGATGCCCTTGCGAGCGCGGATCTCGTCGATCAGCGTGGCGGGCAGCACCGGCCCATAGACCCAGCGCTGCGTGATCTGGCCGACAACGTGGGGCGGGTTCTGGTCGTGGCCCTGGTACTTCCAGCCGAACAGCCGGTAGAGGGCGCGGTAATAGTCCGGGTGGAAGCGGCGCTCCCACGAAGAGCACGACTGGCGCAGCAGCTTGGAGATCAGTTCCTGCAGCGCGTCAGGCGCGCGGTGGTACTGGTAGCCCGTCGCCTCGTCGATCAGCGCGACCTCGCCGGTGGTCGCCAGCGCGCGCATGATCTTCATGCAGTTGGGCACGATGCCCTGGCGGGCCTTGTGCAGCGTGCCGCTGATGGCGGCGCTCACCACCGCCGACGCGACGTCCGCAATGATCCCTGCCGGGAAAAGCTGCGCCTGCCGACCTGATGGCAACAGAATCGGCTCACGAGTTTTCTCCAATGCCGACAGGGAGTTAGGCACGAAGTCGGCCAAGAACCGGGCAAATCGGCCACCCTTGTGCGTCTCGTGAAAACCCAGCAGCTTGGCCAGTTGGCGACGAACGTAGCCACGCTCGCCGCCCTTGAGGACGACGGCCTCGCATTGCAGATCGCCGAAGCGCACGACGCCGTAGTGGCTGGCAGTGAGGACGGTTGTATTCATGGCCGCCTCCTCACTGAGCCCAGGACGGCTTGCCCGTCACTGGCGCGCGTTGCGGGGTGGGAGCTGCGTAGGCGGGAGCCGCCTGGGCCGGAGCGCCGGAGTTGCCACCGCCCGGACTGCCCTTCGGCGGCACGCCCTTCAACTTGGCGTAGTCGGGATGGTCGGGCTCGACTGCCAGCTTGACCACGTTGCGGTCTTGGCCCTTGGCGTCCTTCTCGATGTCGACGCGCGCTAAGAACTCCAGGCCGTCCAGTTCCGCGAAGCCATTGATGCGGCGCGCGGCAGCGGCCTGCGGGCTGTTGTCATGCGGGTGGACGTTGCGGGCGCTGTTGAGCGCGGCGCGGATGAAGCTGCGCCCCATCTGGCCCCAGGTCGGGCCTTTCTTGGAGAGCAGGCCGACGTTGCTCCACATCTTGCGCTTGGCATGGTCGCCAGCGGTGACCACAAACTCGGCGGCCAGATAGATGGAACCGGTTTCGAAGGACTCGGTGGCGTAGCCGCCACCCCAGCCTTGCTCGGGGTCGTCATAGCCACCCGGCTTGATGGTCATGCGCACCGGCACGACGGTGCCCTTGGGGATCAGATCGAAGCCGGATTGCTGAGAGTCGGCGTCGTTGAAGTCATTCCATGCGGTCATTGCGATTACTCCTGAGATTCGATGTGTGTGGGGTTGGCGGCGCTGGCGGGCGTGGGGATTGCGCCCGCGCACTTGGCGATCAGCGCGCCGAGATGCGGCGGCTCCAGCAGGTCGAGGCGACCGCTGCGGTCTTTGGCCGGGAAGCCGTAGGGATTGACGGTGTGCGTGACGAAGGCGCGGTAGGAGCTACCGTCCTCGGCCTTGATCTCGGCCAGCGTCACGACCTCATCGACGATGCCGGGCAGCTCCAGGCTGGTCTTGCTGCCTTCGATCTGCGGGACGAACACCTTGCGGTTGAAGTCATCCAGTCGCTCATCGAGGATCGCCACGAACACCACGTTTTTGCCACGGGCGTGTTGCAGGTGGGTCAACGCACCGATCATTTCCTGGCCGAGCAGCCCGTAGGCCGCGCGCAGATCGGGCTTTCCAGAGCGATCACTGACCGCGCCGGGCTGCGTCTTGCACCACGCAAAGCACTGGCGAGACAGTTGCGTGATTGAGTCGAGGAAGAAGGTCTGGTAGCGACCAAGCTGCGTCGCATCGCCGAACTTCTCGATGACGTGGTCGTAGTGCGCCTGCGAGAACGCGCTTTCCGGCGGTAGCGACTTGTCGGGGCCTGCGAGGAACACGAAGAAGTCGCGGCTCTCGGGCCAGGACGCCGGGCGGATGGTGTCGCCCGGCCAGTCGGCGACAGCCAAGTCGCCTGCCTCGATGTCAAGGAACAGCGTGGTGGCGGGGTCGAGGTCTTTGAGCCGGGACGTCTTGCCGATGCCGGACTTGCCCAGCATCAGCAGCTTCACGCCCTTGCGCTCGGCCATGCGCTCAACGGCGGACACGATGGGGAGCCTCTTCATGCCTCACCCCCATCGGTGCTCAGGGTGAAGGACGGCTTGCCGGAATCGACCGTGCGGGCGGCCGCGAACTGCTGCTGCAACGCAGGCGGCCAGTTGATGTACCGGGACTCGGACACTGAGAGCTTGACGTCGAGGTAGCCCTCGACCTTCTCGCCCGAGGCCACGATGCGCTCGGCAATTTCGCCCAACTGCTTCTGGTTCCAGCTCACCTTCTTGGGCAGCTCGAACTTGATGTGCAGCGGGCCGTCGCTGATGTGGGCGGTGCCGAAGTCACGGCCGGATTCACGCAGCGCGGCGCGTGCCTGCTCGCCGTAGCACTGCTCCAGCGCCGCGTCGAACTTGGTACGTGCCTTCTTGAGCCAGTCAATGGCGGCGTCGAGGTTCTTGTCGACCTCGCGCTTCTGCTCGGGCGGCAGCGCGGCCAATTGGCTCACGGACATCTCGGCGATGTCGACGGGGAAGATGGTCAGATCGCTCATGGCCGTCCTCCTCACTGGTATGCCCGAGCGAAGGTCGAGTAGCGCGAGACGCGGCGCTCGAAGGCTTCGATTTCGGAGATCAGGTAGGTGACGCGCGCCCCGAGCTTGCAGAAAACGGGGCCGAGCTGTTCCTGCCGCCAACGGCGCAGGGTTTTGACGGAGAGCCCCCAGCGGGCGGCGAGCTCGTTTTCGTCGAGGGCGATGCGCGTGGCACCGTCCGGAAGATGCCGGGAAAGTTTCCGGCCGGATTGAACAGAGGGGACTTGGTTTTGCATTTGGAGCACTCCTTTCGTTGAAGTGCTCCTATTTCCTCGCATATCAGACTGCGATATTTCGCAGTCTTCTCGCAGAAATCACGCAGAAATTACAACGCCCTGATTCTCAAGCCACCTCTGCCTCTGCGCCAGTAGATTCAGCTGCGTGCTGATAATCCGGCACGCCAATACTCAATTCCCACAGGCGCGGTTTGCTGTTGCCATCCGCCCCTCGAATGTAGGAAGACCATTCCGGCGCACCCCTGAAAAACTCATTCATCGAACGAATGGTTTTCCCGGCGGCATCTTCGAGTTGTAGCTTGGTGCATTTGCGCTTTTGACTTGTCCACGCGTTCACCAGCAATTCCACAACATCGACCCATTCCTTCGTGGTCAACGACCACGGTTCTGGCCAAGGGCCGACAAGCAAGGCATTTCGCGCATCCTCTTTGATCAGGATCGGCGTGTCCGTTACTACAGCTGCAGCCTGCCTGCGACGCACCTCGCCCTCGACCCTGGCCATTTCAATGCAGACCTGACCATTCACCTCATGAGCCAAGGCATCAAGCGCCACGACAATGCCCGGGCCAAGAAACCTGCGGGATGATCCTGCGGTCGTGGTCAGCACGATGGTCAAACCCAGATTCGACTGCCGCAGCGCGGTGTCCATTTTGTCGGCATGCTTCGGCTCCCAGAGACGCGACACGAGCGCGACCGGCAGACGCTGGTCGCCCATGCGGTAGTTGCCAAGCACGTAGGGCTCCTGCTCATCCACGGTCAGCGGGACGTCGATCAGTTGCTGCTTGAGCAGTTGATCCAGCCGTTCGCGCAGGTAGGACTTGTCGACCGTGTACCGGCACAGGTCTCCTTCGGAAAGGTCATAGCGCTCACCGGTGAGGTCGTCCAGTGCCCAGGTGCTGGTGCTGTTGAAATTCACCTTGAGGCGTCGGAAGCCGGGCTGGCCCTCCTCATCTTCGACAGGCACGGTGACGTAGTCGCCTGGTGCTTTCCTTTTCAACAGTCCCTTGCTAACGAGATCAGCGGCGGGAAGACCAAGCGCTGTCAGCAGATGGCCATCGACATCATCGACCGCGAGATCGAGCAGTTTCATCTCGGCACGGAAAAGGGCCAGATCGGCCCCGACCTTTGCCGGTTGCACCCGCTTCATGACGCCCAGTGAGGTCAGGATGTCCTCGCCGCATCGACGCATTCGAGGGTCTGGCAGCGCATGCAGGTTGCAGGAACCACGCTGACCCACGGTAATGTCGAGCGCGCGCGCGTCTTCCTCTCCGTCAAAACGGATCACGAACGACAGCTTTACCTCGAGCACTGAACGGCAGCTCGAAAGCGGGTTGTGCTCGCCAAAGTGGTGGTTGGAAACACCCCAGACGTTGTCGCTGTTGGCCAGCGAAAGCGTGACGCTGTGGCGGGTGTGACCGAGGGTCACGGACAGCGAGGAAATCCAGGCGTCTTGGATCACTGCCCCGGTGGCCTTCGCATCTTTGAGGCTAACCGGCTGCTTGAACATTGCCAGCTCATAGCTGACCGCGTCCACGGGCTGTTTCGAGAGGGGTTTCTCGAAGCCGATCACAGCGAATCGATCAGCGAGGCGTTTGGCGGTGCTCTGCTTGTCAGAAAGCACATGTACCTTGTTCTCGGCGGGGTCGTAAACCAGCGTTGCTTCGAGCGCGGGGGTGAACAGGAGCAGGTCGCGCCGACGATCTTTCATCTGGCGTAGCAACTTCATCTTGCCGGGGTGATAGACGACCAAATAGTGCAGCCGCCGCTTGGCGGTCTCGTCGCCGTCATCCATCTCAAAGTGGATGACCTCACAGCTCTTCTTGGACTCGTCGTCCAGGCCCAGAATCTCGCCCACGCCTTCGTGCAGTTTCCGCTCGACCTCGGGCGTCCACTGAAAGTCCCGGCCGTCGCCATCGCGCACGGTGAATCCGAGAAATTTCTTGTGCCCATGGAAATGGTGCGTGAGATAGATCGTCTCGATCTGGTCGAAGATGCGTGGAGCCTTCACGCGCAACCAGATCAAACGGGTCATGGCATCAGCAGACCGGTCGAAGGTATCGATCTCCGGATGGCTTTCGAACTCGATTTGACTGAATGCGTGCTCCAGCATTTCCTCTGTGCGGAAACGCGCCAGTTGGAGGAGACGCACCGCCTCCTGGTCAGCAATCGTGATGTCTTCGCGCTTGACCGATGGGATGCACTCGAGCAGTTCGGAGCGTGCTTGGTGCTCAGGCTTGGCGGCATCGAGTACGCCAAGGAATGCGAATTTGTCCACCTGCGCCAAAAGCGAGATGGACATCAGGGTCGACGAGTTGACGAGGTCGGCGACGTGCTTACTGTTCTTCTGAGATTTCTTGGCCACTCGATGCTCCTTGAACATTGCTGAGTGGCTTTCCTCCCTTTGATGGACGCGCCCTCAGCGTCAAACGTTTCTCACGGGATGATTCCTAACCTGACCTTGGTCTTGATGCTGGAAAGCCAGTCCTCGCGGTATTGAAGAGCGAGCGCATCAAGATTGACACGGCCTACCCCCGCCTTTCGGGCCAGAACCTCCAGCGAGGTCATGCAGTCGAGCCAGCCCAGTCCGTTCGAGGCAACCATGGCGGCCTTGTCAGCCGTCGTGACCACGATGACCTGTGATGGCAGCAGCTTGTTGGCGTACAGCCACGCGAAGAGATGCTTCTCGCCATCGTCAAGCGTGCTGCACGATGGATTGCTCAACACCAGAGAGGCAAGTTCCTTTCGATTGACCGGATGCTGCCCAGAAAGGCCCGCTATCAAGTCGGCAGACGGGACGGCAACGTGGCGGGAATCGCCAGGATTGCCGGTCAGCGTTTCCTCAACGCACTTCTCGACCGTCTCGATGGAGAAGTGGTTGCTGATGGCTGCCCAGCAGCCCGTTCGGAATGATTCGAGGATGACGTTGGTGTCCGCGAAAACTCGGATTTTCGGCATACGGTGCTCACCTCACAGCTCGAACGGTGCGGTGAGGTCGTACTGAGCGAACAGCTCGGTCAACCCGCCAAGTCCAAGGCCCATCGCCTTGGCGGCTTTGCGAGCCGACAGCCGTCCGTTTTCCAGGGCTTCGTGAAGCATCTTCACGAAGGTAGGAGAGAACCGTTTTGGTGGGCCTGACACCGATGGCCGCTGCTTCTCTTGCGAAAGACTGCGCCGGGTATCTTCACCGATGAGCTTGAGGTTAAACAGTCGCCATGCCAGCGTGACCGGTGCAACCCGGAGCAAGGCCGCGACCTCGCACAGATGCGCAATATCGCCTTGACGGTCGGACTCGATCAGCTTGTCGAGGGTGGCGCTCGGCATCAGCAGCGCAGCGGCGAAACTATTCGCCAACTGCTCGATGCGCTTGCCTTTGCTGCGCTCCTCGACAGAGTTCGACTCCCGGTGTTCCGGCCTCATCGCGTCCCAGGTTAGGGCATGGAAAAGCTCGTGCGCGAGATCGAAAAAACGCCGGGCTTCGTTCTCGTTGCGGTTGATCAGGATGACACCCATCTCTTCGAGATGGCAGGTGGCACCCGAGATGGACTGACCATCGGCAGTGTCAACCGTATCGACGAATAACACCGGGATGTCCAGCTCGCGCTCGATCTTGTCGATCAAGCCTTCGGCTGGAATAACACCGAGATCCAGCTCGGCAACCAAACTTTCCGCGCGCTCCTGTGCGTCTTCGAAAGAAGACTGCGATGACAGCCGGAGGGCGCGCTTGAGCACGCTTGACCGGCTGTCCTGCTGCTCGCGCAGCCAGCGAAGCAGACCGATCCATTGACCGGCCTTCAGCTCGAATCCGTCGAGGCTGTCCTCGGGCACCTCCGGCGCGGCACGCCAGGAGAACTGCGCCTCGCCAGCAACGGCAAACGGGTCGATGAAGAACTCGAGATCGCGGTCCAACAGGTCGGACAGCGTCAGCATCTCGTCCGGCTTGAGGGCGCGCTTGCCGTTTTCGATGTCAGAGACCGTCTGGCGGTCGTTCAGACCCATCCCTTGAGTGAGCTGATCCTGCGTCCAGCCCTTGGCCTCGCGCGCCGCTTTGACGCGGTAGCCGATCAGCTTTTGCGAGATCTTTTCGAGCATGGCAGTCACCTCCTAAACCTGCATTCTAGTCTTGCGAAGTTAAAAAGGCAAGAATATCTTGCGTTGTGCTGTTTGCATGTTATCCCGATTGCCCTGCGTTGCCATCCTCTTCGGGGGATCGAGCTCACCATCTGTGACGTTTGCAATTCCTCGGAGCCGTCATGAAGAACCTCGAACTCGCATCTCCCTCGGAGATGTCCGCCAGCGCCCGCGCTGGCGAAATCACCGCCATCCTTGCGGCCGCCATCGTCCGCACCGTCGTCGCAGAAGCGCCAAAACAGAGAGAAGTTGGCCTTGGCTTCCTGCCCGACCAGCGCGTTCATACAACCCCCTATCAACAGGAGAAGTTGTGATGAACGAGAAACAAACATCCGTCGCCGCGCGGATCGCGGAGCTGTCGAGCCTGCCCATCGCCGAGTTGTGGCCAGTGTGGGATCGGTACTTCAGCAGCCGCCCCATCAACCCCAACCGCGTCTTCATCGAGTCGCGCATCGCCTACAAGATGCAGGAGGAAGCCTTCGGCGGTCTGGCGCACAACACGCGCCAGCGCCTGGAGGCCATCGGTGCCAAGCATTCCAAGATCAAGCTGCGGGCTCGCCCGCGCGACACCAACTTCGCGCCCGGCACCGTGCTGCTGCGCGAATGGGGCGACCGCGAGCACAAGGTGGCGGTCACCGCCGAAGGTCTGTTCGAGTACGAGGGCAGCACCTTCAAGAGCCTGACAGCCGTGGCCCGGCAGATCACCGGCACGCACTGGTCGGGGCCACTGTTCTTCGGCCTGACCGGCAAGGCAGGTGCGCAATGAGCGACGCCACCCAAATCGCCTCTCCCAAGGCGCGCAAACGCTGCGCCGTCTACTGCCGGGTGTCGTCGGACGAACGCCTTGACCAGGAGTTCAACTCCATCGACGCGCAGAAGGAAGCAGGCCACGCCTACGTCGCCAGCCAACGCGCAGAAGGATGGATTCCGGTGGCCGACGACTACGACGACGCCGGCTTCTCCGGCGGCAACACGGATCGTCCAGGGCTGAAACGCCTGATGGCCGACATCGAGCGCGGCCAGATCGACATCGTGGTGGTCTACAAGATTGACCGCCTGACGCGCAGCCTTGCCGACTTCTCCAAGATGGTCGAGGTGTTCGAGCGCCAGGGCGTGTCGTTCGTGTCGGTCACGCAGCAGTTCAACACCACCACCTCGATGGGACGGCTGATGCTCAACGTGCTGCTGTCCTTCGCCCAGTTCGAGCGCGAGGTCACCGGCGAGCGCATCCGCGACAAGATCGCCGCCAGCAAACGCAAAGGGATGTGGATGGGTGGCGTGCCGCCGCTCGGCTTCGATGTCGAGAACCGCCTGCTGGTCATCAACGACACCGAGGCGGCGGTGGTGCGACGCATCTTCGAGGAGATGCTGACCATCGGATCGCCCACCCAGATTGCCGCCAACCTGACGCTGGATGGCATCACGACCAAGGCGTGGACGACACAGGACGGCCAGACGCGGGCGGGCACGCGCATCGACAAGAAGTACCTGCACAAGCTGCTGCGCAACCGCATCTACCTCGGGGAGTTGTCGCACAAGGGCAGTTGGTACCCGGGTGTGCATCAAGCCATCATCGATCCCGGGCTGTGGGGCCGGGTTCACGAGGTGCTGGCCAAGGATGGCCACACTCGGTCGGTGGAAACCAAGATCAGGTCGCGCACCGACGCCTTGCTGCGCGGCCTGCTGTACGCACCCTCAGGCGAGCGGATGTACCCGACCTACTCGCGCAAGAACGGGCGCAAGTACCACTACTACGTGTCCAAGTCGGAAGCGCGGTTCGGCGCGCCGGGCAAGGGCTATGAGCGCCTGCCCGCGCCGGAGATCGAGGGGGCGGTGGTGGCCCAGATCCGCACGGTGCTGACCAGCCCGGAGACCGTAGCGTCGGTGGTGCGGCACATCCAACGCAACGGGGCCCAGATCGATGAGGCCACCACCGTGATGGCGATGGGACGGCTCAACAACGTCTGGGATCAACTGTTCCCGGTCGAGCGCCACCGCATCGCCAATCTGATGATCGAGCGCATCGACCTCGTCCACACGGGCGAGGTTCAGGGGATCAAGGTGAAGTGGCGTGAGGTGGGTTGGAACGCGCTGATCAAGGAGTTCGCCCCGGACAGCATCGGTGCCGAACTGTTGGAGGTCGAAGCCTGATGGACGAGTCGATGGAAACCTTCGTGCCCCTGACGTTCCGACGCCGGGGCGTCCAGCGCGTGGCCACCGACGAGCGTAGCGTCCACGACGTGACCCTGCTCGACGGTGTGGCACGGGCCTTTTACTGGCAGCACCTGCTGGACACCGGCGCGATGCAGAGCGGGTCGGCCATCGCCCGCGCCGAGAAGCTGCACCACTCGGTGGTCAACGAACTGCTGCGCCTGACCCTGTTGGCCCCCGACATCATTGAGCAGTTCATGGCGGGCAAGCAGCCACGGCGGCTGACGCTGATGTGGTTTCAGCGAAACCGCCTGATGGTCGACTGGCACGCCCAGCGCCAGCTCATGGCCACCTTCGAGGAGGACGTATGA